TAAACTCTTTAAGGATTAATTATGGCAATTTATAGAGGACCAGGTGGACCAGGTGATGCTACAACAGATGCTACCAGTGAAGGTATAGTAGCGTCTAATGCGGCTGCTGCTGCCCTTGTAAGTCAAACTGCTGCTGCGGCTAGTGCTACTGCCGCTGCTTCAAGTGCTTCTACCGCATCATCAAGTGCAAGTTCAGCATCTAGCTCTGCATCTAGTGCAACAAGTTCAGCTTCTACAGCTACTACACAAGCAACCAATGCAGCTACAAGTGCATCTAACGCTGCTACATCTGCTTCCAATGCAGCAACTAGCGATACAAATGCTGCTGCTTCAGCCTCACTAGCAAATGATTGGGCTACTAAAACAGCAAGTCCAGTAGCTGGTGGGGAATACTCAGCTAAATATCATGCACAAGCAGCTTCTACTTCTGCTTCTAATGCCTCTACATCTGCATCTAATGCAAGTACTTCCGCTTCTAACGCATCCTCTTCAGCATCAAGTGCTTCTACAAGTGCAACGAATGCTGCAAATAGTGCTGCCGCTGCAGCTGCTTCATTTGATAGCTTTGATGACATTTACTTAGGTGCTAAAGCTAGTGCTCCTACTACAGATAACGATGGAAACCCATTACAAACAGGTTCTATCTATTGGAATACTACAACTAATTCATTATGGATCAGAGATGGTTCAACATGGAATCCTGCTGCATTCTCAGCATCAGGTTCAGTAATTTCATTCAATACAAGAACTGGGGCTGTTACTTTACAATCAAGTGATGTCTCAGGTGCTTTAGGATTTACTCCAGGACAAGGTACTGTAACATCAGTTGCAGCTACAGTTCCTACAGGATTAACCGTTACAGGTAGTCCAGTGACTTCAGCAGGTACATTAGCTTTCAGTTACACTGCTGGTTATGAAATTCCAACAACAACAAAACAATCACAATGGGATACAGCATACGGTTGGGGCAACCATGCTTCAGCAGGGTATCTAACATCTGCTACAGCTGCAACTACTTATCAACCATTAGATGGTGATTTAACAGCTATTGCTGCTTTATCAGGTACAAGTGGTTTCCTTAAGAAAACAGCAGCTAACACTTACACATTAGACACTAATACATATCTAACTACAGAAACAGACCCTGTTTACACAGCATCATCTTGGTATTCAACTACTAATAATGCTTCAAATTGGGACACTGCTTATAGCTGGGGTAATCATGCAAGTGCTGGTTATTTAACTTCAGCAGCCATTGGTTCAACTGTACAAGGTTATGATGCTAACACAGCTAAACTAAATGTTGCTCAAACATTCACAGCTAAACAAACATTCACAGGTTCATCATCTGTTATTGCATCTAAATTCGTAAACGCTTTAGAAGGTGTAACTGTATCAGCAACAGCAGCTACAGGTACTATTAACTATGATGTAACAACTCAATCAGTATTATACTATACAACAAATGCAAGTGCAAACTGGACTGTAAACTTTAGAGGTTCATCAGGTACATCTTTAGATACAGCTATGGCTACTGGTGAAGCAATCACAGTAGTATTCTTAGTATCACAAGGTGCTACAGCATATTATAATAATGCAGTTACTATTGACGGTACATCTGTTACACCTAAATATCAAGGTGGTACAGCATGGACAAGTGGTAATGCTTCAGGTATAGATGCTTACTCATACACTATCGTTAAAACAGGTTCAGCTACATTTACAGTATTCGTATCTCAAACACAGTTTAAATAGGAATTAGTTAATGCCACTATTATCTAGACTAGCCGTACAAGCAGCAAAAGCTTATGGTATGCTATCATCCTCAGATAAAAACAAAGTAACAGCATCTTATCTTGTTGTTGCTGGTGGAGGCGGAGGAGGAGGTCGTAGAGGAGGTGGTGGTGGTGCAGGTGGTTATCAAACATCTACATTTATTTTATCTACTCTTAATACTTATGCTATTTCTGTAGGAGCAGGAGGTAATGGAGGAGATGGTTCACCAAGTGCAGCTAGTGTTGGCTCTAACTCCGTAATTTCAGGTACTGGATTAACTACTATTACTTCAAATGGAGGTGGTGGTGGAGGCGGTGGTGGAGATATAGCACCTTCTAGTGGTGGTTCAGGAGGTGGTGGTGGTCGTGGGGCATTTTCTACTGGAGCTTCTGGAACTACAGGACAAGGAAATGCAGGAGGAAATGGTGACGGAAGTGCTGGAACAGGTGGTGGCGGTGGTGCTGGTGCTGTAGGAGGTAATGGAACAACAGCAACATCGGGTAATGGTGGTAATGGCTCTGCATCTTCTATATCAGGCTCTAGTGTAACTTATGCTGGTGGAGGCGGAGGAGGCGGTGCAGCTTCAACACCAATTTTAGGTTCAGCAGGAAATGGTGGAACAGGCGGTGGAGGTAATGGTTCTGCTAGTGGAAATGGTTCTAATGGAACTGCTAATTTGGGTGGAGGTGGAGGCGGTGGAGGTTATAATGCACCTACAGGATATACAGGCGGTTCAGGTGGTTCAGGCATAGTCATCATATCGTATGCGTCAGCAACCCCTAAATTCGTAGGTGGTACTCTTACTACTTCAGGTGGTAACCAAATACACACATTCACATCTTCAGGCACATTAAGCCCTCTTACACCTGTAACAGCTAGTTATTTAGTCGTAAAATGGAACATCTGGAAGTAATGGTTCTAATGGTTCAGACTCATCTTTAAATGGAACAGGATTAACTACAATTACATCAACTGGAGGTGGTAGAGGAGGTAATTTTTCCAATGCCAATACAGGATTTAATAACGGAGCTAATGGTGGTTCTGGTGGTGGTGGTGGTAGTTCTGATACAGGATTTACTGCTGGTACTGGAGGTAATGGCACTTCAGGTCAAGGAAATGCAGGAGCAGCTGGAAGAAGTTTTAGCACTACAGGAGCATCAGGTGGCGGTGGTGGAGCTGGAGGAGCTGGAGCACAAGGAACTAATGGAGGAGCTGGAGGTGTTGGTGGTGTAGGTGTTGCTTCATCTATTAGTGGAACTTCTACATTCTATGCAGGTGGTGGTGCTGGAGGCGGAACAACATCAGCTTCTGGTGGTAATGGCGGTGGAGGAAATAGTAATGGTGCTAGTACTATTGGCTCATCTGGTACTGCTAATACAGGTGGAGGTGGTGGAGCTGGTGGAAATACAACAGGCTCTAACGGTGCAGCAGGTGGTTCAGGTATTGTTATCATCTCATACGCTGGCTCACAAGCATTTAACGGTGGTCTAGTCACATCATCAGGTGGTAATACTATCCACACATTTACTTCTACAGGTGCTTTAACACCATTAACAAATAACCTAAATAACTCTTTAAGGTTTAGAGGAAGTGCAAGTGCTTATCTAAATAGAACACCTACCTTAACAGGTAACAGACAAACATTTACTTATAGTTTTTGGACTAAATTAGGTGGAGTAATATCAGCAGGTGGCGACTTTATTTCATCTAATAATGCTGCTGGCGGTGGTGATGCAATAGCACTTCAAAGTTCTAGTCGTATAGCAATTGCAGGAAGCGGAACTAATCTTTTAGTTACAACTCAATTATTAAGAGACCCTTCAGCTTGGTATCATATTGTTGTTGCTGTGGATACAACTCAAGCAACTTCAGCAAATAGAATTAAGTTATATATTAATGGAAACCAAGTAACTGCTTTTAATACAGCAAGCTATCCAGCACAAAACTATAATTTTACTTATTGGAATAGTAGTTCTTATGCTCAACTCATAGGTGGAGGATATTCATATCTTGACGGATACATGACTGACATTAACTTCATTGACGGTCAAGCACTAGAACCCTATTACTTTGGCAACAATGACGCTAATGGTGTATGGAAACCTATCCTATATAAAGGCACATACGGCACTAACGGTTTCTACCTAACATTTGGTAACACAACATCCACTACAACATTAGGCTACGATAGTTCAGGTAACGGTAATAACTGGACTTGTAACAACATTAGCTTAACAGCAGGTGTCACTTATGATGCTATGACTGATGTCCCTACTAATACAAGTGCGACTACGGCTAATTATGCTACTTTAAATCCTATTTTACAAAACGGATGGTGGGCTGCTGTTAATAGAGGAACTATTCAAGATGGCAATTTAACTTTTGCTACAGGTGCAGGAGTTTCTGCATTTAGTAATTTTGATTTAGTAGGTAATAGTGGTAAGTGGTATTATGAAATGACTTGTAGTGCTACTGATACTGCCAATGCAATTGTAATTGCTGCTCAATCTCGTTCTACTTTTGAAGTGGGTTATTATCAAAACGGAAATAGACAAATTAATAGTGCAACTCCTACTGCTTATGGAGCATCATGGACAAGTGGAGATGTTATTGGTGTAGCTATTGATGTTCCTAATAACAATATTACATTTTATAAAAACAATACCAGTCAAGGTGTAATTAATAACGCATTTCCAACAGGACAACCTGTTTATGTAGGTGCTTATTACAATACTTCATCAGGTTCTTATGCATTTAACTTTGGACAACGACCATTTGCATACACACCTCCTACAGGCTATGTAGCACTAAACACATATAACCTACCTACTCCTACTATATTACAGGGTAATAAGTATATGGATGCTAACCTATGGTCAGGTAATAGTTCAGCACAAACAGTAGTAAACCAAGCACAGTTTAAACCTGACTTTGTTTGGGTTAAGTCAAGAACAAATACACAATGGAATAACTTAACAGACTCTGTTCGTGGTGTAACTAAATTATTATATTCAAATGCTACAAACGCAGAAGCAACAAATTCAACTGCATTAACAGCATTTAATAGCAATGGTTTTTCAGTAGGTGATGACTCAGGTGGTAATGGTGTAAATACTAGTGGTCAAAACTATGTAGGTTGGCAATGGCAAGCTGGTGCTGGAACAACCAGCACAAATACCAGCGGTTCAATATCATCGACTGTATCTGTAAACACAACTGCTGGGTTTAGTATTGTGACTTATACAGGTGTTGGTTCTAGTCCAAAAACTGTAGGTCATGGTTTAGGTGTAGCTCCTAAAATGATAATTCTAAAAAGTAGAGGAGCTGCAGTTAATTGGTATGTATGGCATACATCTTTAGGCGCAACTCAAGTTATTGAAGGTTTAAATACAACAGGCGCAGCAAGTACACAACCAACATTTAATAGCACACTTCCAACATCATCTGTTATTTCTTTAGGCAATAACGACTCTAACAATAGTGGTTCTACTTATGTATTATATGTATGGGCAGAAATAGCAGGGTTTAGTAAATTTGGTAGCTATGTCGGAAATACAAGTGCTGATGGACCATTTGTATATTGTGGTTTTAGACCTAAATATCTATTAGTAAAAAATACAACAAGCTATGACTGGCATGTATTTGATGCAGCAAGAAATACATATAACTTTACTAATTCAAGTTTAAAACCTGATACAAGTGGAGCTGAATATACTAACAATGATGTTTCTTATGACTTTTTATCTAATGGGTTTAAAGTAAGAGGAACAGACTTGGCACTTAACGCAAATGGTAATACAATGATATTTGCAGCATTTGCAGAACATCCATTTAAAAACAGTAACGCAAGATAATAGGAGAACACATGGCACATTTCGCACAACTTAACGAAGAAAACATAGTAACACAAGTCATTGTGGTTGCTAACCAAGACACAGCAGACCAAGACGGTGTAGAGAACGAAGCAATTGGTATTGCGTTCTGCACATCCTTACTTGGTGGTAATTGGAAACAAACATCTTACAACGGTAAAATTCGTAAGAACTATGCAGGTATTGGATACAAGTATGATGCAACACTAGATGCATTCATACCCCCACAACCATTTGCTTCATGGACTTTAGATGAAATAACAGCACAATGGAAAGCTCCAGTTGACTATCCAACTGATGGTGAAAGATACACTTGGAATGAAAAAACTTTAACTTGGGACGCAATCGTAGAGGAATAAAATGACTCCTGATCAACAAAAAGAAGCCATTAAAGAGGCATTAGAAGAGTGGTTAGATAAACAATTTACCAAGTTTGGTAGATGGTCTCTTCGTAGTATTGGGGCTATAGCTCTTTACTGAGGCATCTATTAGAGCAATCTATGAGATGCTAACAAAAATATACCCATTTAATACATGGAAGCTTCCTTCATCTCGAAAGATTAAGTTTGTAGTTGACCATAAAATAGACCTACTAGGTCAGATGCACATGAAGCCATTTAAAATGGTTATTGGTACAAAACACCAAGAGCATTTTATAACAGTTGTAACTACTATTGCACATGAGATGGTTCATCTAAAACTTTATTTAGATAAAGACCCTTCTTATAATGTACATAGAAAGAATTTTAGAGAGAAAACAGCAATAATAGGTGAACTATTTGGTTTTGATAGGAAGGCACTATGAAACATTTACTATATTTACTTTTAATATTAGCAACATTACTTTACATCCATAAAGCTGAAGCAGAAGAGTATATGGTTATGCAATACAATGAGAATGTTCGTATTGTTCTCTCTAAAGAGAAGTGTCCTACAAAAGGATTTAGAGCTGTAGCTCAAAGAATAGATAAACAAATATTAAGAGCTTGTTGGTCTCCTAACGGAAACCTAATTAATATTCAATGGGAAGGTGGAGACTTTAGTGAGTTTCCAGTAGATAGATTTTATCCAGCAGAGGTTAAATAATGGATCCAGTAACAATATTAGCAGCATTAGGACCTTTAGCAGTAGATTTAGGTAAGTCACTTATTAATAGATTCGTAGCTCCTGATCAGTTTAAACCAGCTACCATAGAACAATATGCTCAGATGAAGGGTATAGATTTAGAGTTCTTTAAGGTTATGAATGAAGCAGGTGGAGGTAATCCATCTTATCCATGGGTAGAAGCTATTGTAAGACTTATGAGACCAGCGATTGGTCTATTAGTGTTAGCTACATGGGCTACTATGCACTTACAAGGTATTGCAACACCTGAGGTAGATAACTTTGCTAGTGCTGTAGGATTCTATTTATTCGGTGAAAGAAGTTTATTTTATATTAAGAAGAAATGAAGTTAAGTCCTAATTTTAGTTTAGAAGAACTTACTTTTAGTCAAGTAGCATCAAGAAGAGGGTTAAATAATACTCCTTCAGATAAAGTAAAGGATAACTTAGAAAGACTTGCATTCTTTTTAGAACAAATTCGTAAACTATTTAATAAACCACTCCTGATTAGTTCAGGATATAGATCGAGGGAAGTCAATGAAGCAGTGGGTGGAAGTAAAACATCACAACATTGTGAGGGATGTGCAGCTGACTTTAATGTCAAGGGAATGTCTCCTAATGCTGTGGTCAGAGCCATTGTCGATGCTAATATCCCTTACGATCAGGTTATATTAGAATTTGATAGTTGGGTACATATTTCTATTCCAACTGTTAAAGGAGCAACACCAAGGAAACAAGCTTTAATTATAGATAACAAAGGGAAGAGAGAGTTTAAGTGAAGAAACCTACAACCAAGCTAGGGAAACAAACTAAAATTAGTAAAGTGATGCGTGAGTTTAAAGCAGGTACATTAAACACTGGCTCTAAGAAAGGTCCTGTTGTTAAATCTAAAAAACAAGCTATTGCAATTGCATTATCACAAGCAGGTATGTCTAAAAAGAAAGGTAAATAATTATGCCAATGGTCGGAATGAAAAAATTTAGTTATACATCTAAGGGTAAAAAAGAAGCTAAAGAGTACGCAAAGAAAACTGGTAAGAAAATGGTTTCTAAACCTAAAAAGACTGGTGCAAAGCGTGGCTACTAAACAAGGACTCTATGCTAACATCCATGCTAAGCGTAAAAGAATAGCAGCAGGATCAGGTGAGAAGATGCGTAAGGTGGGGTCTAAAGGGGCTCCCACTGCTAAAGCATTTAAACAAAGTGCTAAAACAGCGAGGAAGAAATGATTAAAAAAGGCAAAGAAACTTTTAGTGGGTTTAACAAACCAAAGAGAACTCCAAGCCATCCTACTAAAAGCCATGCAGTGTTAGCTAAAGTAGGAGATGTAGAAAAGTTAATTAGATTTGGTCAGCAAGGTGTAAGTGGTGCAGGATCTGCCCCTAAAACAGCTTCTGAGAAAGCAAGACAAAAGTCTTTTAAAGCAAGGCACGCTAAGAACATAGCAAAAGGTAAGATGTCAGCAGCATATTGGGCTGACAAAGTAAAATGGTAATAAATTAGTTGACAAATAGCCATTCTTATGGTATAATTGTTGTATATACTGGGAAAATAACACATGACTTATTTAGAAATTGTCAATAAGGTTTTAAAAAGATTAAGGGAACCTACAGTGGCTTCTGTGAGTGAAAACTCATATAGCTCATTGATTGGTGACTTAGTTAATGTCGCTAAGCGAGAAATTGAAGATGCTTGGAATTGGTCAACTTTAAGAACTACTCTTACAGCTACCACTGCTCCTGATCTCTTCAACTATGTGCTTCGTGGTGCTGGAACTCGTTTTAGAGTTTTAGAGATTATTAATGACACTGATAATGTGTTCTTATATCCTAGAGATAGTAAATGGTTTGAAAGAAGCCTATTAATGTCTCCTGTACAAAAAGGAAGCCCATTATACTACAATTTTAACGGTGTTACTACTTATGGTGATACTCAAGTGGATGTATTCCCTGTACCTGATGGTGTTTATACATTACGCTTTAATGTGGTGATGCCACAAGATGATTTAACTTTAGATACTGAAGTAGTACAAATACCTTACACTCTTCTTATTGAAGGTACTCTTGCAAGAGCAATTGCTGAGAGAGGTGAGGATGGTGGAAACCAAGATCAAGAAATGCGTTACAGAAATATGTTAGCAGATTTAATTGCAATTGAAGCTGGTACTCGTCCTGAAGAAACTACTTGGTATCCTCAATAATGGCTGGAACATTAAAAACTACTTCTATAGCTGCACCTGGATTCATGGGTTTAAATACCCAAGACTCCTCTGTTACACTTGAGAGTGGTTATGCTTCTATTGCTACTAATTGTATCATTGACAAATATGGTAGATTAGGTGCTAGAAAAGGTTGGGATGCTGTTACTACAAACAATGGTACTCTTACTGATTCAGAAGCTATTGGTTCTATATTTGAATTTAAAGAGATAGATGGTACGATTAGTTATCTATCTGCTGGTGGTGGTAAATTATTTTCAGGAACTGAAACTCTAACAGAGCACATTCCTAAAGCAGCTGACCAAACAACTAATGCCCCTATTACCCCTACAGATGATAGATGGCAATTTGCAGCGTTAGCTGAAGGTAGTAGTGCAACTGCTTCTTCTTATGGTTTTGCAGCACAGATTGGTAATCCATTATTAGTATGGAGAAAGACATCTCACTCAGGTCCTTACATCTTTCAAAGAGTAGGTGACTATGGTAGTAAGCCATCAGGTGTTTCTACATTTGACCCTGACTGTGTATTAGCAGCATTTGGTAGAATATGGGTAGCTAGAATGACTAGCCATAAACATACTCTTTATTATAGTAGATTATTAGATGGTGCAGCATTTACTGGCACTGGTTCAGGAATTATTGATATTAGTTCTGTTGTTGGTAATAACGATGAGATTACAGCACTAGCTTATCACAATAGTTATTTAGTTATATTCTGTAAGAATCACATTGTTATCTATCAAGGTGCTAATGATCCTTCTACAATGACTTTAGCTGATGTGGTGGTAGGTGTAGGATGTGTTGCTAGAGATTCTGTACAAAGCACAGGTACCGACTTAATCTTCTTATCAAAGAGTGGTGTAAGAAGCTTTAACAGAACAGTGCAAGAAAATACAATGCCTCTTCGTGAACTCTCTTTAAATATTAGAGATGACTTAGTAGGATACTTAGCAGTTCTCTATGGAATAATACAGCTGGTACAAACTATACAGCATTTTGTTCTACAGAGGATAGAGAATTATTTATAGGTCTTCCAGGTAAGATTGTTAAATACAATGGTTATTTAGATGGCACTACAACATATAATATGCAATATTATACATCTAGTTCCGACTTAGGAAGTGCTACAACGAATAAGATGCTTAAAAAAGCATCATTAGTAATTATAGGTAATGGTGATCAAGACTTTTCATTTAAATATGGATATGACTATACATTAAACTATACTACACAACCTATTAATAGAAGTTTAGGTTCAGGAATATATAGTACTTTTGGTTCTACTTTTGAGTATGGTATTGCTAAATATTCTTCTGTAGGTATTGGTGTTAATACAATTTATGTACCTTTAGGTGGATCAGGGAAAGTAATTCAATTTGGAGTTGAATCAGAAATTAATGATAATCCAGTGTCTATTCAAAAAATAGATGTTTATTTACAAACAGGGAAAATGATATAATGGCAAACTATACCAAGGCAACTAACTTTTTAGCAAAGGATTCACTAGCTTCAGGAGATCCAGCTAAAATTATTAAAGGTTCTGAATTTGATGTAGAGTTTAATGCTTTACAAACAGCAGTCAATAGTAAAGCTAATATTCCTGCTGGTTGGTATCTATGTAATGGTGCAAATGGTACTCCTGATTTAAGAAATAAATTTATTGTAGGTGCTGGCTCTACTTATGCAGTTGCAGCTACTGGAGGTAGTGCAGATGCTATTGTGGTATCTCATACTCATACTGCTACAACAAGTTCAACCTCTCTTACAGGTGAGATTTCTAGCCAATATGCTAACGGTTCAAACTATGGTGGAACTACTGGTGTATTCTCACAAACTAATTACCAAGTAGATGGTGATGGTGGTGAAAGCCGTGCTGGTAGAACTATTTATTTTGATGGTACTCATAGTCATACAACAACTGTTAGCTCAACAGGTTCTAGCGGTACTAACGCTAATTTACCTCCATACTATGCTTTAGCATATATAATGAAAAGCTAATGATTAAAGTAGAATACGCTAATTTATTATATAGGATTTATGGAAGTCCTAAAGAGAATAAAAAGAAGTTTTTAGAAGAAGCATTAACTTGGGAATATTACCCAATTTATCGTAATAATGACACTGTAGCTTTAATACTTACTAAGGGGAATAGAATCCATTGTGGATGTCTTCCTGAATATAAAGGTAAGTGGTTTCCATTAAAGATGTATCAGCGTATCATGAAGAACTTAATTCTAAAGTATGGAAGAGTAGAAACATCTACTTATCCTGAATCAGAAGAGTTTGTTAAAAGGTTAGGATTTAAAGAAGTTAGTAGAACAAAAGATGTTATTAATTTTATAAAGACAGAGGTATAATATGAGTTTTGTTACAGATTTATTTGGTGGTGATGAACCTGATTATAGTCAGGCTGAGTTCAAGCCTTATAATATTAAAGGTCCAGCTGGTGGAATAACTTATGAAGGTAAAACTGGAACAGTTACTCTTGCCCCTGAATTACAAGATTTATGGACTAAATATTTAGCAGGTGCTAAAGGTGCTCTACCTTCCGAAGAACAAATGAGCTTTGCTGGGGATGTGTCTCAATTAGGTAAAGGTTTATTTGCTAGAGGTGCTGGTACAGACATTAATGCTAAGACTAGAGATTACTACAATCAAGTTATTGCTGGCATGGAGCCACAAAGAGCAGCTGAAGAGTCTAGACTTGCTGATACACTATTCTCACAAGGTCGTACAGGTGCTGGTGTTGGAGTTGCTGGTGGTGGTTATATTAACCCTGAGCAATATTCTTTATTTAAAGCAAGAGAAGAAGCTAATAGAAATATCTATTTAGGTGCTGAAGATAGAGCAAGAGCACAACAATTAGAAGACCTTAAAAATGCTTTAGGTTTCTATGGCACAGGTCAAGAACTTAGAACAACCCCTTATGCTACTTCAGCTAACATTCTTGGATATGGTACAGGTCTTCTTGGTATGGCTAATCCTTATCTAACTCCATCTATTCAATTAGGACAAGCTGGCTCTGAAGCTGGTGGTAGAATTGTTGGAGCACAACAACAAGGTTATGGACAAAATCTTGGTTTTTGGGGTAGTTTACTAGGGTAATTATTTAAAGGATTTATTATGGCTAATGTAGTTAAAAGTTTATTTGGTGACATCCTAGGACCATCTCCTGAAGAAATTCAGCAACAAATTTCTCTTCAAGACACAAGAGCTCCTCTTGGAAGAACACTTATTACTAGAGGTGTAAGAGAACTAGGATCACTATTTGGTATTGAAGATCCTGCTCTTGTGAGAGCTAAGAAAGTTAGACAAGCTCTTTCAGAGGCTCAAAGCCAATTAAAGCCTGAAGATTTACAAAATCCTGATGTCCTCTATCCAAAACTTATTGAGACTTTTAAAGCTTATGACTTACCTGAAGAAGCTCTTCAATTAGGTCAATATGCTATTGCTCAAAAGTCTGACTTAGAATTAACTAGGGCTAAGACTGATGTAGAGATTAAAAAGGCAATCACTGAGAAAGAAGGTAAGAAGTCTAACTTAGAAAAAGCTTTAGATAACCTATCTAATGCAGAGAAAGCTTTAAAAGAAGATCCTACTAATGAGTCATTAAAACTCCGTGTTAAAGCTTTTGGTGGGGAAGTAGATAAACTTTCTACAGAGAAACAATCTACAGATGCTCAGTATGCTGAAGCAAATGCTACATTGAATGATCCAAATGCTACAGCAGATCAAAAGAAAATTGCACAACAAACTATTGATAGACTTTACCCAATTAAAGCAACAGGAATGGGTCAATATCAAAAGAACCCTGAGACAGGTGTTTATGAGCCTATCCCAGGTACTCCTGCAGCTGAGAAAGCTATTGATAAAGAGAAGAAAGAAGTGATGAGAATTAACAATCAACTTGCTTCTGTAAATCTTGTAGATAAAACTATTGATAAAGCTATAAGTCAACTTTCTCCTAAGACAACAGGTCTTGTTGGTGTTGGTGCATCTAAGATTCCAGGTACAGATGCTTATACCCTTAAAACAACACTTAATACAGTTGTAGCTAACCTAGGCTTTGACAAATTACAAGCTATGCGAGATGCTTCGCCAACAGGTGGTGCACTTGGTCAAGTTGCTGTTAAGGAAATTGAGTTCTTACAACAAACTATTGCTTCTTTAGATCAAGGTTTAACTAAAGAGGAACTTGCTAAAAACTTAGCTGAAATTAAAGCAAGTTATGCTAGACTTCAAAATAGTCTTAAAGAGTCTTTATCTGAAAAAGCTCCAGCTCCTACAAAAGCACCTGCAACTACTCCAGCAAGTGCTACCCCAGCCCCAGCTGGTGGAAGTGTATTAGACATTATTAGAAGTTTTAAAACACCTAAAAAAGGGTAATCATGAATATTGATTGGTCTAAATTATCTCAAGAACAACTTGACATAGCTGAGAAAGTAGTATTAGAAGCTCAGAAGCAAGGTGTTGATGAAAACCTAGCATTAAGTATGGCTAACATTGAAAGTGGTTTTAAAGCCTCTGCCAAGTCACCTAAGGGTGCTATTGGTGTTATGCAACTTATGCCTAGCACTGCTAAAGATTTAAATGTTGACCCTAATAATGTGGATGAAAACATTAAAGGTGGCGTATCTTATATTAAACAAAACTTTGAGAAGTATAAAGATCCATACCTAACTGGTATTGCTTACAATGCAGGTCCTGGAGTTGCAGATAGATTCTTATCATCTAAAGATCCATCAATACTTCCTAGTGAGACTATTGACTATGTTACTAGACTAGGTGATTTATACACACCTGCAGTTAATGTAACTCCTACAGAAGCTACTCCTCAAACAGAACAACCTTCTTTAGAAGCTACACCAGGAACAGTTCAATCTGCTGTAGAGAATCCACAAAATTACTATGAGTTTAACCCACAAAATATTGGAGTTAGTTCTGCTATTAGTGCTGGATTAAGTTTAATTCCTGCTATTGGTGGTCCATACAGAGTTGGTAGAGTTGGTGTAGAATTAGGTAAGCGAGTTTTAGGTGGAGCAGCATCAGGTGCAGCATCTTCTCTTGCTGGTGAATACTACAAAGCTGGAAGACCTGAGAATTTTGAGAATGATGTGACAGCTATGGGTATTGAGTTAGCAGCTGGAGCAGCTCCTACAATTACTAGAGAACTCATTGGAAGACTTCCCACAGCGATTACTAACCTATTTCCAGGAGATACTCTTACTAGATATATTGGTAAACCATTAAAGAGTTTATTAGGTGGTGAAACTGAATCTGAGTTTGTTTTAAAAGAAGCTAAACTTGGTAAGACAGATGCTGGTTTTGCAAAGAGAGTAAAACCTGGTACTTCTACAGATGTATTTACTAGAGGTAATGAAGAAGCTCAAAGAAGATTCTTAGCACAAAATAATATTCCTTTTACACAAGCAGAGACAGCAGATAATGCTGTAAGAAACTTTGTTAAGACAAACATTGATGATCTATTTAAACAAGGCAAAGGTTTTGTTGATAGTCCTCAATATCAAAAATTACAAGCAGACTTAGCTCAAAGTATTAGAGATGGTCTTGTTGACCCACAAGAACTAAAAATTATTTCTAAAGTTATTGGTAGTCAAAAGTCTCCATTAAATGCTGATAAGTTTAAAACAACTTTACTTAACTTAGCTCAACAAAGTGAGACTACTGGTTATAAAGTATATAACTTAGATAAGACAGCTCAAAAGCTTCTTACAAATGCTATGGATGATTATTTTACATCAACTACTGGTAAGCCATTATATGGTATTCTTAAAAAGGTTGAGGAAGATAAATATGTAGCTCAAGCTAGAGATAGTTTACCAGTATTAATACAAAAAGGATTTAAGGGTGAAGATATAGATCAAGCTCTAACAAATCTTTCTAAGAGTAAAGCTGGTGTAGAAGATTTTAGAAAGTCTCTCAGTACTTACCTTAAAGTAATTCCTGAGAAAGATTTAGTAGCTGAGTTCAATAGACTTGAGCCAGTTATGCGTAAATCTAAAGTACTTCCTATGGAAGATTTAACTAAGATTAAGAGAAGTATTGCTGAATATAAATCTACTGGAGCTAAATTAGGAACTGTTGGAGCTGTTGTTCTAAAAGATTCTATATTAGGTTTATTAGGTGCAGAAGCGGCTAGAGTAATGCCTATGTAATAAAAAAGGGGCGTTAAGCCCCTTAATTATTTAGCCATCATATACAATCCTACATTTGCTAAAGCATATCCAAAGTAGCAAAGACTCATTCCACCGTTGCCTACATAAAATTGTTCAGCACTTATATACGCATAAATGAGTCCTGTAATGATAATTAGTATATGACTCATTTACTCACCTTCTTCATCCCATTCTATCATTACTCTAAGAATTGCAAGATCAAGAAGGAGTATCCACCCCTTCCCTTTCCTACCAATCTGTTTATAACTCATGTGTTCAAATCCTACATTAACTCCACTAATAAATTCTGATCCAAAATAATACATTAGTTTACCTCGCCTTTCATAAAATCATACAGCTTTTTAATTTCATCTACACTAGCATTTCCTTTTAACATATTTGCTCTATTGGATATAATTTGAATATTTCCTTTTACATACCCAAGATCAGGTATAATCTTATCAATAGATGGTGCATAGTTATGGTCATTTATTTTAAAAGGTACTTTAAATACAGGGCAGATATCAGGAATAATAATATCAGATATTTCTATCGTAAATGGAATACCCTTTACTTTAGCTCTAACTTTTGTTCTATGCCATATATTATACTCTCTACTTTTTTGTCTATAACTTTCTTTAGATATAGGCTTTCTGCAAGATTTACATACAGTATTAATACCCTCTTTACATCCTTTGTGTTTATGGTACTCAGAAAATAATTTCCAAGTACCACATTTAACACATTTTCTACTTCCATTATTAATGAGATTTACATTAGCCATTTATTACTCCTTATACACATATTATAACATATATGTGAGATAAAGTCAAGCTATTTATGTAAGTTCACAACTTGATCCACTACAAGCCAAGTTATCTTTAGCTTCTGTATGGTCGTCAGTTTCAATTACTTTCGTTAAGTCTATCTCTTGAAGATGTTTAAACATTTCATCGAAGATTTCTTTAGTACAGTCTTCAAATGGAGCTTGTTGATAAGTGCCTCCATTATAAGGTAGTACAGAGATACCAGTATAGTTATAACGATTCTCCCACATCCACTTACCACATTCTTCCCACTCATCATCTTTTAATGAAATGGTACAAGAAACATTGTGTTTATTATCACCTCTATCATGACCATAAGCTACCCACTCTAAGTTAAATTTCTTAACTCGTTCTAAGATTTCTTTATAGCTTTCAGTACGAAGGATAGAACCTTCAGGAGCTTTCTGAGGGAAACTCATAACAGCTTCTAAGTGTGGTTTCCATACACAGTCTTCAATTAAAGCAGGTACAGTTGAAGTCATATATCTGTATAATGGTTCATTCTTACCTACACGCATACGGCGAATATAGTAATCATTATGCCAAGCATGAATACCACTACTGCTACCAAGTACCAAAGAAGTAGTGCCAGCAGGCTTAACAGTAGTAATTCTTGCAGACTCATTGATGCCAATAATATTCGCAACTCGTTTATTTTCTTCTTTAGCCTCACCTGCAGCCTCCGCTAAGTTTAATTTAAGAACACCCCCTGAAGCAATACCTGTCATAGAAACACCAAGTAGTGCATCCTCTTCAGAAGTTTCTTTCCATACACTTCTTAGATAATGGAAGTCAGTGTAGCCAGCTTGTAATGTACCAATGAATGCTGCAGCCCTAACACGAGCATTAAGTGTGTCTTGAGTTGTTACATCTGATACATTAACTTCAACTAGATTACAATAGGAGTTAGGTCTTAAACTAATTTCAGCACATGGATTAGTACCTACATCATAGTTATTAGTCCAAAATACTCCAGGTTCTCCTGCACCTGATTGTTCTACTCGTTTCCAAATGGAAGACCACTCTTCTTCTGTAATCTCTTCACGATTTAAAGCTACTGAATTATTAGCTCTACCTCGTTGTGGATTAAGTTCCCACCAGTCACCACTCTTAGCTGACATCATGTCCATATCATCTTTATCGAATAAAGAGATTAGGGCAGCTCTACGAATACCACCTGAGAGTACTGCATCAGCAATATGACAGATCATATCATGTACTTCGATAGGTTCTAGCTTACGACCAACAGCATTGTTTAACACACTACGAAGCTTATCTAAACAGATGCGTAATGGGTCAGGACCAGGAGCCTTACCACCTGAAGTGATTAGTCTAGCACCTTTAGGTCTAATGTCTCTAAAGTCAAATACTGGATCAGATTTACCAAGTGTATAGGCTTTAATTAATACTTTAACAGCATCAGCCCAACCCTCAATAGAATCTCCTACCAAGAATCGTCGTTGTTTAGCGGATGGACCAACGATAGTAGGGAGTCTATCTGTATGTCTGCGTTGTACGCTAAAGCCCACACCACTTCCCCCAAGTAAGTTAAACATGGTCTCGCTGAAAACGGCAGGATGATCGACAGGGGAATAAGCACAATTGAACATACGATTATTACTGAGTTCAATAGGAGTGCCACCGAACTGTAAGCTACGCATAGAAGGCAATACTTGACGATTGTAAACATATTTGTAAACATCTTTAATTTCCTCTTTTAACTGTGGATACTTCTTCATGTGCATGACCATGTTACGACTTACTAACTCTTCCCAAGTTTCTCTGCGTTGGGTTTCAGGGACATACTTAGCATATTTATTAAATATGGTGATGTCACTTAATATCTTCTGACTTTTATCCATTATCTTCTTTCTTATAGCGTAGTTATATAAATTAATCGGAGGAAGTTGTTCAATAATCTTTTCTTGTAATTCAGTTAATGTTATCATGTTTTCAATTCTTTTAATAGCTCTACATAGTGAATGACTTTATCTAGGTCAGCTTTACCACCCTTGTCTTTCCATCTGCAGATATATTTAATTATGTTTCCTTCTATAAAAGGTATATTGTTTTTAGTTATAAACTCTATGGGTTGTATAGTAAATTTCTTATAATGGTCTCCTCCTACTTGTTTACTAAGCGATGTTGACATACTTCTCTCCTGTTTTATGGCTAATACTCTTAGTACCTCTGAACCAATTTCCACATCCTTGGCATTGGAAGCGTTGATACTTAGCATTAGTTGTTATTGCATATCCTCTCTTCTGATGATGTTTTCCACCACAATTAGGGCAGACTAAACCATCTTCAGATAAGACAGATAAATTCAAGTGATTCTTAATCCATGGTTTAAAGCGTTGATAGACATTCTCTAAGAGCACTACATCATTCTTATTGTACTTCTCCATTGTCTTCCAAGCTTGTGGGTCTTTGTTTAAACATTTAATCCAAAGCTCATGTCCTTCATGTGCTACTTTCTTACCAAGTCCTAAAGCTTGAGAAACATAGTCTAGTTTGTTAGAAACAAATCTAAACTGTCTCTTAGCAACTTGCAATAGATCAATCTGTTTAAATGGAGCAGGAGGTGTCATACCATTTAAGATAAAGTCTTTATTGAGGGTAGGAATATCGAATCTAGCCCCATTATAGTGAATGACTGCATCAGCCTCGTCTAGAAGTTTGTGAATACCTTGTAGCATCTTCTTTTGTGACGACTTATTCACTGAATCAAATATAACTTCTTTCTTACCTAACCACTTTGCTGCATAGCAGAGTGTTGTAGAGCTTTCAAGGATTTGATTCAATCCAATGTTCTGATCCCAAATACCCCACGCATGGACAGTATTGGGACTTGTCTCTATATCTAGCAATAGTATTTTACTCGTCATTAAACTGTTCTCCATTAGGTTTAGCTACACCATCTTTAAATCGTTTCTCTACTTCACCTGTGCTTTTATTCAACTCATACTCATAATGGTCTCCTGTGTTACCATTCTGCGAGATCACATCAATTCTTGATTGCTTCTTACCGAATATGCGTTCAAAGTTTTCTTCACCTTGTTTAGTAAAGAATCCTTTTGTTTGAATGCTGTCACCTGTTATATCATTCTTACTCATATGATAATTCCCTTACTTTTTTAAACACTTCTCGTCTGTCGCTAAACTTATAAGAACCATCCAAATGTAAAAAGAAAGCAGTCCAACCATGATTGGCATGGAATGTTCCTGTCACTTCTTTTCCGTTAATAGTATCAAAATAAATCCAAGGATAGTTAGCCGCAAAAGTTACATCTATACCTATCTTTTTAAGCCTAGCCCTAAATTTTGATAATCTATCAGTCATTGTAACTTCCCTTCATATACCCAATCAGGAAGATAGTGCAGGTATATCTCATGACCTTCTTCCGTTTGTTCTAGTACACAATTTCTTACTATATAATTTGCTACCATCTTTAATAATATTTCTTCTTCTTGCTCATCTATCTCTACACTCTCGAAAGAGCCATCAGCTTTTAGTCCTTTTACTAACACGCTTTACCCTTTCCGTTTTTGTTTTTTCGTCATGACAACCTTTGCAGAGTACTTGTAGATTATCCGATGAACAAAAGAGCCGTGCAATAAATATATCCCACGACTCGAATCCTTTTTTAGGGCACACCACAGGAAGTATGTGATCCACCTGAACCTCCTTAGCAGGGAAATGCCCTTTGCATCCAGCACATTCATAGTGCATAGCCAAGCGTTGAGATTTGTCGTTAATTTTTTTACCAACTTGAGCTTCTTTAAGAGATTCATATTTTGGGGGATACCTTCTAAAACCACCTCGTAAGGTAGAAGTTATAAATGATTTTAAGCGACCTTCAGTCCATTCCTTATTCGCCATTAGATAGTCTTTCAAAATGATGTTGATAGTCATCATCTAGTGATCTCAAGATGTATAAACATCTTCCATTCATTATCATCCACTCATCATTTTCATACATCTCTCTAACAGTAGAAAACATTTCTTGTTCTGTAAAACACTCAGCAAGGGCTTTCTTAGCCTTTACTGGTCCAATTCCTGCTATACCTTTTATGTTATCAGAAGTATCACCTGTCAATAGTTGAGTATAAAAGTTTCTAAGTCCAGTTTCTTCATCTACTTCATAGAACTCTTTTTTAACGAAGTTGTAGTGCTTTCCAGGCACTTGCAATAGGTCTTTATCTATGGAACAAATGAGACTAGATTCATTTTGATTAATACCAAGATAATCGTCTGCTTCCATTCCAGTAGCCACTGTTCCTTGCCAACTCTCTACAAGATAGTCTCGAAGAAATTGTAGGTGCTTAGGTTTGGTTGCAGTACGATTAGCCTTGTATTCAGGATAGACTTGCTTCCTGAAATTGTCAGGAGATGTCAAGAATAATTTATACTCAGTAGCTTCTACTTCATTTAAAGTATTCTCAATCATCTCATTGACACGATAGACGGCAATAGCCTCGTTGTCATTCTCTGTGGTACAAGCCACACGAAATGCGAATATATCTCCGTCTAGTAAAGCTTCCATTAATCTACTTCGCCATCAGCTTCTTTAGAGAAGACATAAGCCTCGAATTGTTTAGCAGTGTTGATAACCTCACTTACTGGTTTACCTTGACCTAACAATTCCACCGCAGTTGATAGAGAAGATTGACGAATAATATACACTTGTCGTCTAGCTCTTTCTTCTGCTGTCTCATAATTACTACCAATGACTTTACCACCGCCACCAGTTGACTTAGTAGCTTCAACTCTAGGAGGTGCATCACCTTCTTTAGCAATAGCTTTCCACTGCCAGTAATCACCTTCTTTAACTGTGACTACATCGACACGATCACCTTTGGCATAGCCCTGAATATCCTTAAATACAGCAGGGTTACTAAATGACATAAGCTTCTTGCCTTGC